GGGAGAGAAAGACGCCGGGTGGGCGGCTGCGTAGGAAACTCGACGTCTAATGGTTGACGGCCGAGACGATTAGGTGGCGAAGCGTTCCTATTCGGTGACGGACTTCGCGCGGTTCTGTCGTCTGCTGCGCCTGGATTCTGGCCGTCAGATGCGGTTGGAGCGGTTTCAGCGGACGATTCTGGGCGATTACTTCCGCGGCGTGACCGAGACGGTCGCGATCATCCCGAAGAAGAACGGCAAGACGACGATGCTGTCAGCGCTCGCCTTGTACCACTTGACGAAGACGGAGCAGGCGGAGTGCGTGATCGCCGCGGCGAGCCGGGATCAGGCGCGGATCCTGTTCAGTCAGGCGGCGAAGATGGTCAATGCTTCGGATCTGGCGTCGGAGTTCGACGTCAAAGGCGGGTATATGCACATTCGCTACCGGGGCCAGAAGGACTGTCTGATCCGCGTGCTGTCGGCGGATGCCTCAACGGGCGACGGCGTGATCCCGACGCTGGCGCTGGTCGACGAGCTTCACCGGCACAAGTCGGCCGAGTTGTATGGCGTGTTCCGGGATGGTCTGGGTCCGCGGAATGGGCAGATGATCACGATCTCGACGGCTGGCGCAGATCCGGAGAGCCCGCTCGGGCTGATCCGGGAGCAGGCGTATGACCACGGGATGACGCGCAGGGGTCCGTATCGGCAGGCGACGAGCCCGGACGGGAGTTTCGTGCTGCATGAATGGGCGCTGGAGGAGTCGGACGATCTCGACGATATGAGGGTGGTGGCCGGGGCGAATCCGGCGTCGTGGCAGACGCCTGCGACGCTCGCGCGCCGGAAGAACAGCCCGAGCATGACGCCGTGGCGCTGGAAGCGGTTCGCGTGCGGGATCTGGACGGACGCGGAGGAGCCGTGGATCAACGAGGCGGAATGGCAGGCGTGCCAGGGCGAAGTGAACTTGAACGCCGCGGAGCACTGGACGGTCGGCGTTGACATCGGCCAGGTCTTCGACTCCTCGGCGGTCGTCGTCGTCGGTCTCGTCGGCGACAAGCTGCATGTCGGCTGCCGGATCTGGGCGCCGGAGCCGAATAAGCCGATCCGGATCGAGCAGGTCGAGGATCATCTGGTGGCGCTGGCGAACACCGGCCGCGTCCGCGAGGTTGGCTTCGACCCGATGCGCTTTAACCGTTCGGCGGAGGTCTTGGAGGAGCGAGGCCTCTCGATGATCGAGTTCCCGCAGACGCATACGCGGATGGTTCCGGCCTCCAACGCCTTGTATGACCTGATCCGTGAGGGCCGCATCGTTCACGACGGCGATCGTCAGCTGTGGAAGCACGTCATGGCCGGGGTGGCGGCAGAAACGGATGCGGGCTGGAGGATCTCTAAGAAGAAGTCGCGGGCGAAGATCGACGCGCTGATCGCGCTGGCGATAGCGTGCGACCTGGCGATGCGCCTGCAGGACACGCGAGAGTCGGTCTACGAGCAGCGTTACGCGGAGGCGACGGCATGACCTGGCGATGGCCGTGGCAGAAGGCGCTGACCGGGACGGCGGAAGTCATCGGCGCGCTCGATCAGGGCTGGAGCCCGATCCCGCTGCTCGGTGGTGGTGGTCGCGCGCGCGTGATGGAGACGTTTCAGACCGCGAAGACCGCGAACTATGCGTGGATGTACTCAAAGAGCCCGGCGGTCCGCAGCGTGATCGACACGATCGTCCGCAACGTCGGCCAGCTCGACCTCCGGCTCTATGAGGAGGTCGATGACGCGGAGCGCCAGCCCGCTTACGGTCATCCGGCGGCGTTGTCGATGCGCTATCCGTCCGAGACCGTGCCTTCGGACCAGTTCGTCCGGACGCTGTTCCGGGATTACCTGACATCGGCGGACGCGGTCGCGATCATCACGCTCGCGGGCGGCGACCGGCTGAACTTCAAGTGGGTCCCGATCAGCCGCGTCGAGTTCCTCGGGTCCGGCATGTTCGACGTCGACACGTATCGGATCCACAACCAGCTGCAGGGAACGTTCGTCGACTTCCCGGCCGATCGGATCCTGCACTGGCGCGGGGAGAACCCGAACGATCCGCGCGTCGGTCTCTCCCACCTGGAGACGCTGCGCAACCTGATCGCCGAGGACGCGGCGATGCAGGCCGCGAACGTGGAGCTCGCAAAGTCCGGGCTGACCGAGCCGACGTGGATCTACCGTCCGCTCGAAGCGCCCGCGTGGTCAAATGACGCGGCGAAGGGGTTCGAGCAGGACGTCTACAACCGGCTTCAGCGCCGCAACAAGATGCCCGTGGTCCTGGAGGAGGGCATGGAGCTCCGTCCCTACGGCGTGAGCCCGAAGGACGCGCAGGCGCTGGACCTGCGCAAGTGGATCAAGGGGCAGATCGCCGACGAGTACGGCGTTCCGCGCGCGATGGTCGGCCTCGAAGGCGATCTTGAGCAGGCGCGAGCGATGTTCTATACGGACACGCTGCCGCCGTACTGCGAGGAGTTCACGAAGATGCTGAACCTCCGCCTCCTCGTCCGCGTCTACGGCAACACGGACCTCTGCTGGGAGTTCAACCTCGACGAGAAGCACATGGGCGACGACCGGATCACCAGCCTCGTCTCCGCGACCGGCCGCGCCGTGATGACCACGAACGAGGGTCGAGCCCGGCTGAATCTCCCGCCGATCGACACCGGCGACGACCTCGTCACCCCCTTGAACGTGCTCGTCGGAGACAATCCGAAGCCGTCACCGATGGTCATGGGACCACAGCAGCCCGGCGAGCCGCCGCAGGACGGCTCAGCGCCTCAGAAAGCGCTCACGCAGTTTCATCCTCGCCGGAGCGCCGACATCGAGCGTCAGCATGGCTACGTGGATCAGGCGAAGGGCGAGCTGATGCGCTTCTACCGGCGTCAGCACCGCTCTCTGGGCTCCAAGGCGTCGGTCCCGTTCGACTCCGAGCGCTGGAACCGCGAACTCTCAGCCGACCTGAACAAGCTCTTGTCCGGCATCGTCGAGACGGAGGGCGGGATCTATGTCGCCCGGCTGCTCGGCGGCAACTTCGACATGAAGCGCGTCCGCAACTACCTGCGGGCGATGGCCGAGGGCGTCGCGCAGGGGCTGAACGACGTCACCGAGGCCGACATTCAGCGGATGGGCGTGGATGACGCGATGGCGCGCGCGATGGGCGGGCAGCGCGTCGATCCGGCGTCAGCGAGCATCGCCGGGAACGCGACGCGGTTCGCGCGCGTCTCGGCATCCGAGCAGTCGCCCGGCCATGAGCACCGGATGAAGACCTGGGTGGCGGACACGGCGCGTCACGCGGAGTTCGACGGCGAGACGGTCGGCATCGGCGAGCAGTTCAGCGCCGGTTTCGAGCCGGGCTCCGCGCCGAACTGCCGCTGCTCGATGACGATTAGCTAACTAAGCGCCGCTCGCGAGAGCCTAGGGTACGCTTAGAAGCGCCGATGAGCACCGAGACCCTGCTGTTCAAGGCCACCGTCACGAACGTCGACACCGAACAGGGGACGTTCAGCGCGGTTATCTCAACGTCGGCGATCGATCGCGAAGGCGACGTCGTCGAGCCGCAGGCGGTCGTCGATGCGCTCGGCAAGTGGGTGCCGCTCGCAAAGAAGGTCCCGCTGAGCTGGAACCACTCCGTCGAAGACGGCGACATCATCGGCCACATCGAGCCCTCAAGCGCCACCGTCAAGGGCTCAGAGGTCCACGTAGACGGCATGGTCGACCGCTCCATCCCCAGAGGCGAGGGCGCCTGGCGCCTCGTCAAGAGTGGCACGCTCGGCTTCAGCTACGGCTACATCCCGCTCGAAGCCAAGCCGCGCAAGGGCGCAGGCCGTCACATCACCGCGCTCGACATCTACGAGATCACCGCGACCCCGGCTCCGATGAACGCCGACACGCGCGTCACCGGCTGGAAAGCGCTCCCCGCGCCCGACGAATTCGCCGCGCTCCCCGCGGACGAGCGCGCGGCGCTGGTCGGCATCGCGAAGCAGATCATCGAACTTCACTCAGCGGACGAGACGGTCAAGGCGCCACCGGCGCGCACCGTGGACCCGCTTCGCAAGGCCAGCGACGAGCTCGCGCTAGGCGTGGCGATGAACCACGTCAGCGCCGCTTCGCCGCAGAGGTCCGAACGTAGGCCGGATGACGACATCCGGACACGTTCCAGGGACCTGATCGTGCAGTTGCTCAGCGATTAGGAGTCCCACATGAACCAGTTCGAGCGCCAGATCACGGCGATTCGTCAGAAGCAGACCGAGCTCGTCGACCAGTTCAAGGCGATCTACGCGCAGGCCGACGAGGAAAGTCGCGCGACGACCGAGGACGAAAACAAGGAGATCCAGGCAGCCCACCGGGCGATCGAGACGCTCGAAGGCGAGAAGAAGCTCGCCGAGGAGGGCCTGAAGACCCTCAAGGACGTCGAGGATCTCGGCCGCAGCCTCGGCGCCGCATCGCCGAGCATCACGGTCGGCTCCGAGCCCCATGATCGCGTCGCGGCTGCGCTGAACGGCGGCATGTTCCAGGCCGCGCAGAAGACGCTCGGCGAGGCGTTCGTCGACTCCGACGCCTACACGAAGGCGATCAACGTCTACCGGGAGAGCGGTGGCCGGTTCCCGGAGCACTTCTCCTCTGGCGTCAGCCCGCTGGAGATGAAGGGCACCCTCCTCGAAGGCTCCGGCGGCGGCGGCGGCGCGCTCGCCGCGACCGTTCCGCAGGTCGTCTCGGGAGCCGTGAACACGCTGTTCCAGCGCCTCACCGTCTCCGATCTCATGCTCAGCGGCCAGGCGAGCACGAACTCGATCCGCTACGTCATCGAGGGAACCGCCACGTCGGGCGCCGCGGGCGTCGCTGAGGGCGGCACGAAGCCGGAGTCAACGGTCGGCCTGACGACGACGGACGAGCCGATCAAGAAGATCGCGACGCTCCTGCCGATCTCCGAGGAGATGCTCGAAGACGCGCCCGCGGTCCAGTCCTACATCAACGGGCGCCTCCAACTGTTCGTGCAGATCGAGGAGGAGCGCCAGCTCATCCGCGGCACGTCCGGCGGCAACGAGGTCCAGGGCCTGCTGACATCGCGCAACGTCCCCGTGTTCGCGGGCACGTCGGTCGATGACAAGGCGACGCAGCTGTTCAAGGGCGCGAACTCGATGCGCGGCTCCGCGTTCATCGAGCCGGAGTGGCTGATCCTGCACCCGACCGACTGGCAGACCATCCGGCTGCTCAAGGATGGCGCCGGCGGCACGGTCGGCCAGTTCTTCGGCGGCGGTCCGTTCCTCGGTCCGTACGGCGGTCCGCAGGGTCCGGTCGGGATGAACTCGCAGGTCGCGGGTCCGACCGACATGATCTGGAACCTCCCCACGATCGTCTCGGCGGTCACGGGCGCGGGCACGGCGGTCGTCGGGACGAGAGCGTCAGCGCAGGTGTGGCGGCGCGGAGGGATCAGCGTGGAGGCGTCGAACTCGCACTCCAACTACTTCCAGCTGAACCTGATCGCGATCCGGGCGGAGGAGCGTCTCGGCCTCGCGGTCTACCGGCCGAAGGGGTTCGTGGAGGTCAGGCTCGCCTAGCGGGTAGGTTCGATGGTGGCGTCCCCGCGCTCAGGCGTGGGGGCGCCGCTCCTCGTCAAAAGCAGCGTTGAGAACCGACTGCGCGAGCACGCGATAGTCGAACCAGCCCGCGTTGGGATGGTGCGCAATCCACGGGGCCAGTTCGTCGCGCAGCACGTCAGCCACTCGTTCCAGCGCAGGCTCGCTTTGATCCGATAGCGCGCTCATTCCGGTGCATCCTTCCCGCTCGTCGCGATCTGGGCGAGCGTGAGCGCTTCACGCCAGTATGCCGCGCGATCATCGAACCCGCAGCGTTCCGCACGCAGAACCTGCCGCTCACAAATGGGGATGAACCGGTCGATCTCCGCTGGCGTGGCCGTGCGGAGGCGTGCGCGCAGGGCGCGCAGGTTACTTCCCGCGTCATAGGCGAGGTTCATTCGGTGGCTTCCTTCCCGCTGGTGGCTATCTGTCCGATCCTGCCGCGCGTCAACCCCGTCGCCTCCGCAACCTGAGCGTGCGTCCAGCCGTCCTTCAGCGCTGCGAGAACCACGTCGTTTCGCTTCTCGCGGAGTTCTTCGGCGTGCGTGAAGGCGTCCCGGTAGGACGCCTCGGCGTGGCGCAGGTGGATGTCGAAGGTGGTCATTACCAACTTGCCTTGTAGAGCCTGACGACCCACTGAATCTCCTCAGCGGTCGATCCACTGTGGAGTTCGACGCCCAGCACTTCGCGTGCGTAGCGGTCGCATGCCTTGGGGTTGCGGAGTGCGTCGTACGGCGCCCACTTGTCAGGTGTAACCCGCCGGCGCGCGCTGCTCGTACGCATCTCCGCGACGAATTGCGGGTTGCGGGCGAATTCAGCGATCTTGTTGTCGGTGTCGCTCATGCCCGTGCCTCTCGGCGGGCTTTGCGGGCGGCTTCGCGAGCCTCGCGAGCGGCGATACCCGCCTGATAGCGCTCGACCGAGGCGAGTTCCTCGGCCGTCAGGGGGCGACGGCCGTTCTCGACCTGCTCGATACCGGTGCCCTTGCAGTTGAAGCAGCGGGTGTCGCCGCCGTAGTTGGAATGCTGCCCGGTGCCCTTGCAGCGGCGGCAGGTCCGGGGGCCGTAGGTCGGCATGGTGTGGGTTTCGGTGGTGGTCTGCATTGAAAGACAAGTATTGCATACACACCTATGCGTCGTCAAGGGGTATACGCAAAGAACCCTCCCGTAGAATCCGCAAGCGTGGCCGATCCCTTCATCACCGTCTACGACGTCGGCGACATCCTCGGACGCGACCTCTCACAGGACATGGGCGCCATCATCGCCGTCGAAGCCGCCTGCGACGCCTGCCGCACCGTCTCCGACCAGCTATTCACCAGCCTCACCGAGACCGTCCGGCTCGACGGGACCGGCACCGACGCGCTCATGCTGCCCGAACTCCCCGCGACCGCAGCGGGCACCGTCACCGTCAACGGGACCGCCGAGATCAACTACATGCTCAACGGGAACGGAATGCTCCTGCGCGGCACCGCAGGCTCCGAGCCGCGCCCCGTCTGGCCCGCCGGACGCCAGAACGTTGTCGTCACCTACGCGCACGGCTATGGGACCGTGCCCGCGGACGTCCGCATGGTCGCGCTCAGTTGCGCCTCCCGGATGGTCGTCCAGGGCGTCGCGACCGAGGAAAGCATCGGCGACGTCAGCGTCAAGTACGCCGCGCCCGCGGTCGACATGACGCCCGGCGAGCTCCGGATCCTCGGCAAGTACCGTCAGATCAGATGAGCGTCGGCACGTTCCTCAACGGACGCGCGCCCGACCAGCCGCGCGGCCTCCTCTGGCTCTCACTCTCCGACACCGGATACGTCCTCGCCAGCTCATGGACGGACGACACCGGTGGCGGCGGCGCGCACACCTGGGGCACCGCTGCGCTCTCCGTCCCGTGCCGACTCGACCCGATGGGCACGCGCTCACGCCTCACCGGCGGCAAGATCGACGAACGCTCCACGCACGTCGTCACCGTCGCGCCCGGCACGCCCATCGGCGCAGCCGACCGATTCCTGATCTCCGGCCGCGGAACGTTCGAGGTCACAGCGATGCGCGAACGCACCGCGGAAGCCTCAATGACGTTCGAGGTCATGGAGATCGTCTAAAGCGTGGGGCGCTGGCGCGATCGTCTGGTGGCTGTCGCGCCGCGCCCCGCGATACACTCGCGAAGGCTCCTCAGCCACCACGCAAGCCACCAGAACGGAGGAGCATGACAAAACTGATCTGGCACTCGAACGCGCCGTGGGCGCCCACCGGGTACGGCCAGCAGACCGCGATCGCCGCCTCCTGCCTCAAGGAGCAGTACGACCTTGCGATCTCCACGTTCTACGGGCTCGAAGGCGCCCCGATCACCTGGGAAGGGATCCCGGTCCTTCCCGGCCTCGGAGGGCAGTTCGGCGACGAGGGCCTCGTTCAGCACGCGACCCGGTTTTTCGGCGGAGACGCGAAGAACGGGCTCGTCATCACCTTGATGGACGTGTGGGTCCTGAACCCCGCGCTCGCGCAGGAGGTCCGGATGGCGTGCTGGGTCCCGGTCGACCACGCGCCCGCGCCTCCGCGCGTCGGGAAGTTCCTCGCAGAGTCCGGTGCCGTCCCGATCGCCATGAGCCGGTTCGGCGAGCGGATGCTCTCCGAGCTGGACCCGCTCTATGTCCCGCACGCGATCGACACGGAGGTCTACAAGCGCCGCAACCAGAAGGCGATCCGCGAGAAGGGCGGCTTCCCGGAGAACGCCTTCCTCGTCGGCATGGTCGCCGCGAATAAGGGGCGCCCGTCACGCAAAAGCTTCTCGGAGGCGTTCCAGGCGTTCGCGACGCTGCTCGATCGCCACGACAACGCCTACCTTTACCTTCACACGAATATCAGTCACAACTGGGCGAACGGCGAGAACCTCACCGCGCTCCTGGAGTCGGTCGGGATCCCGCAGGACCGCGTCCGGATCGCCGACCAGTATTCGGTCATGTACTCGCCGTACTCGCCGAAGGACATGGCGCAGCTGTACTCCGCGATGGATGTCCTACTGAACCCGTCCAAGGGCGAAGGCTTCGGGATCCCGGTCATCGAAGCGCAGGCGTGCGGGACGCCGGTCATCGTCACCGACTTCTCCGCGATGCCCGAGCTCTGCGGCGCCGGATGGGCTGTGAAGCACACGCCCTACTGGTCGGGCCTGGATTCGTGGGAAGCGATCCCGGATGTCGACGACATCGTCTCGGCGCTGGAGGAGTGCTATGCGCTCAAGCCGGCTCAGCGGGAGAAGATGGCGGTCACGGCGCGACGGCACGCGCTGCAGTACGACGTGCGCCGCGTCTACAAGGAGCACTGGGCGCCGACGATGCGCGAGATCGAGCGGCGCCTGATGCCGAGCGTGGAGAAGGTGGCGGCATGAGCGCGCTATCGGATCAAAGCGGACGATCAGGGGGAGCGCCTCGTGCCCGGGAGGCGATCGGTCGACCCCATGAGCAGACGGCGAACGAGGCTCATGTAGGTCCGCTCGCTTCTCCGATCTTGAAGCCGACTCCGCCCGCGAGCAGGGTTACGACGAGCTGGTTGAGGCTGACACCCTGCTCTCGCGCGAGCGCACTCAGGCGCTCGTGCAGGGCAAGCGGCAGCCGGACGAGGATGCGTCCACCCGGTTCAGTCATTGCCATAGAGCCGGACGGTGGCGTCATGGATCTGGATCGTGGCGCGGATCACGGCGCCCTCGGGAAGCTCCGCCTTGACCTTGCGGAACGCCCCGCGCTCGCTGTCGGCTTCGACGCGGACGATCGTCGTGGTCGTGTCGGACGGGGATGCTGCGGTGTGAACATCGAACGTCATCGTGGTCCCTTCAGTTGGATTGATACCTGCATACATGATAGCACATACGATATCGGCAGGTTCCTGAAGGGACTTGAACTCGACGAGGATCGCGATGCCTGATTCGCAGGAGTACCACGACGCCCACCTGGCGTTCGCGCGGGCCGCCATCGTGGAAGCAGCGGCCAATCGAGAGCCGATCCTCGACCGGCTACGCGCCTACACGGCTGACGTGATCGAGGCCGAGCGAGACAGACTCGCTTTTGACGAGGGGCGGTCGTGATCTCCGTCGTCATCCCCACGATCCACGGACGCGAGGACCTCCTCGCCACCACGCTCGAAGCGTTCAAACCATTCGACGTCGAACTCATCGTGGTCCGTAACGAGGACACCTGCGGCAAGGCGTGGAACGCCGGAGCCGAGCAGGCGACCGGTGACTATCTCATGCTCGGAGCGGACGACTTGATCCCCGAGAACGGCGAATGGTCGCAAATTGCGACTTCCGCAGCGGACGCTGGCGTCTATCCGGCGCCGTGGATCGTCAAGCCGGACGGATCGACGCTCTGCGCTGGAACGCTCGGCCAAGGCCTCTACCTGAGCCCGACGCGGGACGGGATCCACGCCTACAACTCGCCGATCCCGTTCATGCGCCGCGAGACATGGGACGAGATCGGTCCGAGCCTCCCGATCCACTACCACGCCGACGACTTCCTCGCCTACAAGGCGAACTTCTGGGCCGACCTGAAGGTGCAGGTCCTGCTCGGCTACAAGTTCATCCACCTGGACGGGCAGGTCGGGCGCGCGCGCAACGTGGCGCTCGGCGAAGCGCACCGCTGGGTCTACGCGGAGGCGGTGAGTGCGCTATGAGCAGCGAGCAAACCGGCCGGGAGAACGCCAAGCTCTTGGCCGAGAACGAGCGGCTGCACGAACGAGTCGCCATGTTGGAACATCGACTGTGGGAACGAATCGTCCGTGAGGAATGGACTGGCGATCCGGCCGACCCGCGCGTGCAGGAGCGGATCGACAGGGGACCTGAATGCGCGTTCTGATCTCTGGGGCGCTCGGCTTCATCGGCTCCCACCTCGCCGATGCGTACCTTGCGCGCGGGGACGAAGTCATCGGCATCGACAACCTCTCCGGCAACGTCGTCGACTCCATCGAAGGCGCCCCCTGCTTCCCGATCGACGTGCGCGACATGCTCCCCGGCACCGGCTGGCCCGACGTCGACCTCGTCGTTCACGCCGCCAGCCCGGTCGGCCCCGTCGCGCTGCTCGACCACAACTCGATCGTCGCGGAGATCGTCGAGAGCACGCAGGCCATCCTCCGGCTCTGCGAAGCCGCAGGCACGCCGCTCATCAATATCTCCACATCGGAGGTCTACGGCTTCAGCGGCACCTATCGCGAGACCGACACCTGCCATGTCCCGCACCGGCTCACGCACCGCATCCAGTACGCCGCAGGCAAGCTCGCCGCCGAGCATCTCGTCCGCACCGGCCTCGTCGACTCCGTGACGATCCGGCCGTTCAACGTCGCCGGGCCACGCCAGGACCGCTCGAAGGGGTTCGTGCTCCCGACGTTCGTCGAGCAGGCGCTCGGCGGGGAACAGTTGACCGTCTTCAATCGCGGGCATCAGGAGCGCTCCCTGACCGCCGTGTGGGACGTCGTCGACTTCATCCTGGGCGTCGAGCCGTCGAAGTTCGCGCCCGTGTTCAACGTCGGCAACCCGGAGAACCGAGTGTCGATCCTGCACCTGGCGAAGCGCGTCGAGTCTCTCCTGCTCTCACCGGAGCAGCGCGCCGGGATCCGGATGACGTCCGGCAAGGAGATCCACGGTCCGGACTATGAGGAGGCCGAAGGTGTCGTGAAGGTTCCGAACATCGCGCACGCGCGTGAGACGGGCTGGCGCCCGCGCATCGGCCTCGACGAGCTGATCATCCGGACGGCTGCGGAGATCCGGCAGGAGGCGGCGGCATGACCAACATAAGCGACGTTAGGTCGAAACTGGATCATTCCCGCATAACAGAAACGATGCACGTCACCCGACCGCTCGACTCGACAATGACGCTCTGCGGGCTTCGCTCAGCGCGAGTGGCTGCCGTCGATTGGGCGCAGCGCGCAGGAGGCACGGCGCGAGGCCCCTTCTGCCCGGCCTGTGAATCACAAGTTGACGGCGAACTCGCAGCCGAGCGGAAGCGGTGGGCCGCTTCCGACATAACCGCCCTTCCGTCCGAATGACGTTCACCCTCCAAGCGGCGCGCGGCTACTGGGACGCCTGCGCCCGCGAAGACCCGATCAAGTACATCCTCACCGACCAGCCCTACTCCTTCCGCGAGTACTTCGAGACCGGGCGGCGGCAGGTTCAGGCCACGTTCGATCACTGGGTCGAGCTCGGCATCAAGTACCCGCAGGACGGGCTCGCGCTCGACTTCGGCTGCGGGATGGGACGGCTCACAAGCGCGCTTGAGGAGCGCGGCTACGGCGCGACCGGCGTCGACGTCTCGCGAGAGATGATCCTGAAGGCGATCGAACATCGCCAGCGCCCCTGCTCCTTCCATCACAGCCAGCACCCGGACCTTCGCGACTTCGCGGACTCGATGTTCTCGATCGTCTATTCGCTGATCACGCTCCAGCACATGCCGTGGACGTACCAGCGCGACTACATCCGCGAGTTCCTCCGAGTCTGCAAGCCGGACGGGCTCGTCTACTTCGGGCTCCCCGAAGGACCCGCCGATCTGCCCTACGTCTCGGCGCTGACGATGTACGGCCAGGACCAGCATGAGGTCGTGTGTCACATCGAAGACTGCGGCGCGACTGTGCTCGATGCGCAGTACGCGGAGGACTCGATGCCGTGGCGCGCGTATCGTTACACCGTGAGGCCATGAGCTACGTCTCGAAGATCCCGCTGATCGCGCGCGAACTCGAACCCGCGATCACGGCGGCGCTCAACGCTGGCGCCCACCTTGTCGAGGCCGGAGCGAAGGAGCGTGTGCCCGTGGAAAGCGGGAGGCTCCGCGAGGCGATCCACGTCGAGCGTGAGAAGGACGACTTCTACGTGGTCGCCGGGGACACGGACGCCTTCTACGGCCACATCGTTGAGCACGGAGGCGCGCGTCTCCCGCCGCGACCCTTCCTGATCCCGTCGCTGGAGGAGAACACGGCGCAGATCGTGGCGCTCACGACCGCCGCGATCCGGAAAGTCGTATGAGCACTGCGATCCGCAGGGGCGTCTACGGCAAACTCGCCGGAGACACGACGCTAAACGCGCTGCTCGGCGCTCCTCCCACCGGCTACTCCAAGAGCATCTTCTACCAACAGGCGCCGAGCAACGCCGCTTACCCGTTCGTCGTGTTCGCCAAGCAGGCCGGGATCCCTGCCGAAGCGTTCACGGACGCGAGCGCGTATGAGACCGACACGTGGCTCGTCAAGGCCGTCGACCGCGCCGACAGCGCCGACGTCGCAGAGTCGGTTTCGGCCCGGTGCGCCGTCCTTCTGAACGATGCTTCGCTCACGATCAGCGGCGCGAGCCTCCTGTATCTTCGAAGACAGAGTGATCTCGACTATTCCGAACTCGACGAAGGCGTTCGGTTCGTTCACGTCGGATCGCTGTACCGTCTCATCACGACGGACTAGCCCGTCTCCTCCAGCACTCGCGCGAGCAGAATTTTTTAGGCCTGGATGGCGCGAAGATGGTCTGCCCGCCGCAGGTCTGACACGTTCCAGCCTCCGCTCGCGTCGGATATCCGTTGACCATGATGACCAGTTCGTCGGGGCGGATTGCCGAGCGCCTCCCCGGCGCGGCGCGACGAACGTTGCAGCTGTTGCAGCTAGGGACGAGGTTCGTGGGATCATTGTTGTCGCGATTCCAGTCCAAATGATCGACGATCAACACATCGGGGCCGATTCCCTTCGACCATCGGACCCCCTTCCCGCACCAGTGACAACGGTGTGGACCGGGGCCGATCTCGCCATACAACACAAGCCGCCCGACAGGAACGATTCCAGAAGGAGGCGCCAGCGGGTGGTCACGCACCATTCTCTGGCGGTGTCCCTTCACCGAGGCCTTTCGAGGCCCATCGGGTCCGCGAGTCCAGAAGCACGCCGCCGAGCAGAATCGGCCGCTCCGCTGTGGCTTCGGCTCAAAGGACGCACCACACGTCTGACAGGTATCCATCCTGCAGATATTACCGAAAGAAGGGTGTGAACGTGGCGAAATACGTCATGAAAGATACCTACATCGGCGTGAACGGAACCGCGATCTCCGATCACGCGAACACCTGCGAGCTGGAGGACACCGCGGACGAGGTCGACTTCACCGCGTTCTCGACCGCCGGTTACAAGGAGATCGCGCCGGGCCTGAAGGACGCGACCGTCACCGCGACGCTGTTCGCCGACTTCGCCGCTTCCTCGGTCCACGCGATCCTGCAGCCGCTGTACCAGTCGGGTGGCACGTTCGCGCTGGAGATCCGGCCGACGTCCTCTGCCGCGTCGGCGACGAACCCGAAGGCGACGATGACGGCGCGGCTGTTCAGCTACTCCGGGATCGCCGGAGGGATCGGTGACGCGGCGACGTTCGACGCCGTGTTCCGTAACGCTGGCACGGCCGGGCTCACCTGGGCCACCACGTAGGCATCAATGGGCGCCGCGCACGGCGGTCAGCCCCAGACAGCGGTCAGCCATCGGCGCCGCGGGAAGGAGCGCGATGCAGCGCTCGTCTAAGGACGCATGGCTCACGGGTCCCGGCGATCTGAAGGAGGCCGACGTCGATGACGTTCCGGTGGCCGGGGAGTCGGTCAGGGTCCGCGCGCTCTCCGCGCGCTACTCGGCAGAGGTTCAGGGCCAGCTGAAGCTCGTCCAGGATGGTCGCGATCAGGTCGCGACGATCGATGTCGCGGCCATGGAGCGCCTCCAGTTCCAGTTCGGCGTGATCGACCCGGAGTTCACCGCGAAGGAGGTCGCGCAGATCCAGGAGCGGTTCGGCTCGGCGTTCCGGAAGGTCGTCTCAGAGATCGATCGGCTCTCGGGGATCGACAAGGAGGCGATCGAAGCCACGGAGCAGCGGTTTCCGGATGGCGGAACAGATGCGCCTGGGGAGGACGAGAGCGATGGATCTGCCGCCGGGAACGGCGGACCCGCTGTTCATGCACGAACTGGCGCTTGAGCTGCACATGCCGGTCGGCGAACTCTGCGAACGGATGAGTGCGCACGAACTCGCCGTGGCGTGGCCGCTGTTCTTCGACTGGCGCCGCCGTGATGCTGAGCGCCAGCGGGAACGCGAGAAGGCGCGGCCGGGCAAGAGACGCTGATGACCACTCGCATCCTGATCTGGACCTTGTTCGGCTACAGCGTCGGATCACTTCCTCACGACGGAATCGGGTGGGCTGCTTTCCACCTGGCCTTTGCTGTCGTCCTGCTCGTGTTGGGCGTCCGTGCGGCGAAGCGTGAGGCGGGGATGCGCTGATGGCGACGCCCGCCGCGATCCTGTCGATTCTCGTCAAGGCGGACGGGATCTCCAAGACGTCGCAGCAGATCAACACGCTCGACAAGGACGTTGACAAGGCGGGCAGGCGCGGCCACAAGAGCATGATGATGTTCGCGAAGGGCGCCGGGGCGGCAGGGGTCGCGCTCGGAGTCCTCGGAGTCGCGGTCGGCAAGTCCGTCTCGGCGTTCCAGGAGAGCGAGAAAATCTCCAAGCAGACGAACGCGGTCCTGAAGTCGACGGGCGGCGTGGCGAAGGTCTCGGCGAAGCACGTCGACAGCCTCGCGAACTCGATCTCGAAGAAGTCCGGTGTGGACGACGAGGCGATCAAGAGCGGCGAGAACTTGCTCTTGACGTTCACAAACGTTCGCAACGAGGTCGGCAAGGGCAACAAAATCTTCGATCGGGCGACGCAGATCGCCTCGGACATGAGCGTCGCGCTCGGGCAGGATCTGAAGTCCTCGAACATCCAGCTCGGTAAGGCGCTGAACGACCCGGTCAAGGGCATCACGGCGCTCTCGCGCGTCGGCGTCTCGTTCACCGCTGATCAGAAGAAGCAGATCAAGGGGCTCGCCGAGCACGGCAAGACCCTCGACGCGCAGAAGATCATCCTCCGCGAGCTCAACAAGGAGTTCGGCGGCTCGGCTGCGGCGCAGGCGACGAACATGGACCGGCTCAAGGTGTCCTTCGGGAACTTCCAGGAATCGGTCGGAGGTGTGTTCGCGCCCGTCGTCGAGAAGGCGGCGGGCACGCTGTCGAAGTTCTTCGACGAGATGCAGTCCGGCAAGGGCGCCGGTGGCGCATTCGTGGGGATGCTCAAGGACGTCGGAGCGTGGCTGAAGCAGGCGTTCATCGACGCGCTGCCGACGATCAAGACGATCGGCACGGCGCTTCAGGACGCCGGGAAGTGGCTCAAGCAGGCGTTCATCGACTCGCTCCCGACGATCCAGGCCGTGTTCGAGTGGATCAAGGGCGCCGTTCCGGTCGTGATCGGAGCGATCGTCTCGGCGTTCAACACGGTGAAGGGCGTCGTCGGCGCGGTCGTCGGCGCGGTGTCGACAGCGGTCAACGCCGTGATCGGCGAAGTGTCTCAGTGGGACACGCTCTGGGACGTCATCACCGGCGGCGCGAGCCTGATGGTCGCCGAACTCAAGGCGGCGTTCGACGGGATCAAACTGATCGTCGGCGTCGCGATGGTCGCGCTCGGGCCGATCATCACCGCGGCGTGGACGCTGATCAAGGGCATCTTCAGCGGCGCGTGGACGGCGATCAAGAGCATCGTCGAGGGCGGGCTGAAGGTGATCCGCGGGATCATCCAGGTGATCGGCGGGCTGTTCAAGGGCGACTTCGGCCAGGTCTGGGAAGGCATCAAGACCATCTTCAGCGGCGGGATTACGGCGCTGAAGGGCATCCTCGAAGGCGCCTGGAAGATCCTCAAGGCGCCCGTCGAAGCGATCGCCGCCGGGCTCCACGACGCCTTCGAGAACACCTGGGGACGGATCAAGGGCATCTTCGAGGCTGGCGTGAACGCCGTGATCGGCTTCCTGAACGTGCTGATCGCCGCGATCAACGTGATCCCCGGCGTCAGCATCAAGCCGATCGGCAAGCTCGGCGGGGACGGCGGGGGCGGGACGCCGGAGACGCCAGCTCCGCACGGCGGGCAGTTCGCGCGCGGCGGCGCGTACGCCAAGACCGGCGGTTACGTCAACTCGCCGATCACGCTGATGGGCGAAGACGCGCCGCGCTATCCCGAGTGGGTCATCCCCACGAACCCGGCTTACCGGGGCCGAGCGAAGGGTCTGCTCGCCTCGGCGGCGATGAGCCTCGGCATGGCGTCCGGCGGTCAGTACTCGCAGGGCGAGATCATGGACCTGTGGACCGGTCAGCACGGCGCGAGCCAGCGCCGTCTGATCGCGAGCGCGGTCGCGATGGCCGAGTCGAGCGGCAACGCGGGCGCGACGAGCGCGAACCCGGCGGGCGGGAGCAACCTCGGCCTGTGGCAAATCTGGTCCGGCAATCCAGGCGCGACGCTGAACCCGGCGGGGAACGCCCGAGCCGCGATCAATCTCTCAAAGAACGGCGCCGACTGGCATCTGTGGGAGGCGTTCACGAACGGCAACTATCGGGACTTCATGGGCAGCGGGCGCGGAGCCGGGCTCCCTTCGGCGGGCGACATCCTGAGCAAGTTCCCGAGCCCGGACAGTCTCCCGGCGATGTTCAAGGGCGTCGGCAAGTACGTCATCGGCAAGGCGACCAGCTACGTCAAGAGCCAGGTCAGGGACCTGTTCAGCGGTCAGGTTCAGCCCGGCACGATGGGGCTGGGGGGTCCCGTCTCGCAGGGGCTCGTCCCGCAGGTCATCGGCGCGATCCAGTGGGCGCGAGGCCACGGCTGGGGCGGACAGGTGACGTCAGGGTTCCGCTCCTACGCCGAGCAGGCGCGGCTCTATGCGCGCTACCTTGCCGGTGGCCCGCTCGCCGCGAGGCCGGGCACGTCGAGCCATGAGAAGGGCGAGGCGATCGACGTCACCGACTATCAGAACTTCGGTCGCGCAATGGCGAGCGCACCTGCCGGATCGAGGCTTCTGAACCTTCTCGGAGCTCGCGATCCCGTCCACTACTCCGTCTCCGGGTACGCGAAGGGCGGCAAGTTCCTCGGATCGTTCGCGCAGGGCGGCATCACCGGCTCCGAGGGTCTCGCGCACCTGCACGCGAACGAGGCGATCATCCCGCTGAAGACCGGCGGCAAGCTGGGGGGCTACAAGAGCCCATACGCCAGCCTGACGGTCAACATCGGCGCCGGGCGCTACGTGACCATCGAGGAATACATGAAGATGATCGCGTCCGGCTGGGATCCCTCGGACACAAGCAGGCGGCTCGGTCCCGTTACGCCATCTGTGACTCCGAATATAGAAACTCCAACCGGACCGCCGGAGAGGCCGCAGGCCGACATCGATCGCGAGAACGAGCAGATCGCCGCGACCAACCGGCTCGCCGATCTCATCGCGATCCAGAACGCCAACCAGCTCAAGATCATCGCGCTCGCGAATCAGGGTCCGCAGGTGATCGCCGCGGTCGTCGCTGCCGTCTCCGGCGGGATTGGTGGCCGAGTCGGCCTCGGCTTCCAGTCCCCGTCCTACGCCGGTGGGATCGCGAGATACAAGTGAGAGTTGAGATGGCAACGCAGGCGTGGGGCTGGATCGCCGACCAGCGAGGCAACGGGCTCGGGAACTACACGATCCAGATAAAGAACCTCGCCGGGACCGCGGCGACCCACTGGGATACCGTGACCGGCGGCACGAGCTCCACGGCGGATCTGCTGACGAACTCGGACGGAACGCTTCCCAGATTCATCGAGGAGGGCGCTTATACGCTCGTCGTGCCGAGCGTGCTGTCGAGGCGCGTCGAGGCGGTCGCGAGTCTCGCCACCGGGAAGATCCTGGATTGGACCGCGACCACGTTCTACCGGCAGAACGCTCTCGTTCGTGACGCCTCCGGCAACATTCAGCGAGCCAACGGCGACTTCACGTCGGCGGGCACGTTCAGTCAGACCGACTGGACGCAGGTCCCCGCGCCCGGCGAATCGATCAGCGTCGCGGCAGGACTGCGGGCAGATATCGCGCCGAGCGACCCCGGCATGTTCGCGACGGGGAGCCGCACGCTGGCGAGTGCCACGAACACCTGGCTTCTGCGATTCAGCCCGAAGCGGGCGTGGAACATCACGCTCGCCCGCTGGGAGGTCACCGCCGCGTCGGGCACCGACGACTCGGTGGAGGTCGCGGTCTACAACTCGGATCTGACCTCGCGGCTCGCGACTAGCGGCGTGCAGAACGGCCAACTGAACGCGACCGGCGTCAAGGGCGTCGGCCTGACGTACTCGTTCGACCCGGCGCTCGTTTACTACATCGCATTGAAACCCGCGACGACGGCGGCGACCGTGACTGGACGCGGCCCGAATGTCGGCACCACCTGGGCGACCCTGTTCGGCACGACGGTGCCCACCGCTCTCGCGGGCAGCATCTCGGGCCTGTCCTCCCCGCTCCCCACGAGCATCACGGCCGCATCAGTCGTCTGGGTCGGCGTGTCACTCGTGCCGATGATCGTGCTCCGGGAGGTCTGAAGTGGCCTACGACGTTCGCAGCGTCAGCACCGCCACCGGCACCGGAACCGGCGTCACGCTCGCGAGCCCGGCGGGCGCTGCGGCCACGGACGGGATCTACGTGATGCTGGTGCAGGACGCGGGCGTGCAGGCCTCGGCACCGACCGGCTGGACGCTTCTCAGCAGCGTCTTCGCGGCGCGCCACACGCTGCGGCTGTATCAGGGGACCGTGGCGGCGACCAGCGGACCGTGGACGTTCACGCTCCTGACGTCTGGTCCGTACGCCGCGGCGGCGATCGCGGTGCAGGCGGACGGAGCGGCTCCGGGCGCGACCATTCCGGTCCCGGATGTGGCTGCGACCCTCGTGGCAGCCGCCACGACGGGCTCGGCGACCCCGCCCGCCGCGACGCCTACGAACACCGGTGACGTCGTGCTGTTCATGGTCACATGGGACGGCGGGACGACGTTCACCCCGCCGGGCGGCACCACGGAGCGCGTCGACTCCCGGTCCGGCGACACCGCCTCGGACAAGACGCTATGGGTCGGCTCAAGGACGGCTGCCACGACCGCCGGTGTCGCGATCACGCCTCCGGTCGTCACGAACGACAATCCGAACGGGCTCGGCGCGGACGAATACGCGATGCTCACGCTCGCCCTAAAGAGCGTCCCGCCTCCGACGACGTGGGTCGGCGACTTCGAGACGGGCGACACGTCGCAGTACGCATGGTTTCAGGCGGCGGACTCAAGCCGCATCGAACTGCGGACGGACACGCCGCGCCAGGGCACCTACTATGCGCGCTTCACGGCGCTCGACGACGACGTCTATCCGCTGACGCCGACCGACAATCCGCGCGCGCAGCTGGTCAGCCCGCGACTCCTGTTCGCGGGGACGGAGCGCTGGATCCAGTGGGCGACACGGTTCCCAGCCTCGTTCCCGAACATTGATCCGGCCGGATTCTTCGTGACCTTCCAGATCCACGGTCCGCCATACACCGGCAGCCCGCAGGTCGGGTTCGGCGTCAGCGGCAGCTTCGTAAACCTGGAACGCAACGTGAGCTATGGCTTTGACACCGTCTGGGAGACGGAGATGCCTCGCGATACGTGGATGAACTTCGTTCTGCATGTCAACTTCGCGCAGGACGCGACCGGCTACATCGAGCTGTGGCTGGACGGCAAGCAGCAGACGTTCCGGACCGGTGTGCGGAGGCTTCAGATGAAGACGATCGAAACTGATCAGGTGGTCGGCGTCGAGATCGACCCGACGCTGTACCGGTCGCGAGGACTGTTCCCGACCGCGACGCTGGACCATGACGTCGTCAGGTTCGACGCGACCGTCCCGGCCTCGTTGACGGCGGGCGTGCAGATCGCGCCGCCGGTCAAGGCGTTCGGTCCCGGTCCCGCGACGAGTGCAACGGCGCGAGCGAAGGTGGTCGGATGACGCTCGCAGGGGGTGACGAGTGCCGATCATCGTCACCAGCGCGGGAGGCTCAGTGGTCCTGACCACAGGAGCCGGTGGCGAAGCGCTGGTTCTCGACCCGCAGAACGAGGCCACCGCGAACGCGCCGCTGTGGCTACATTCCGGCGGGCTGCGGTTCGGCGGGATCGCGCTGTCCGCGGACGGCGGGCACTCCTATCCGCCACCGGAACCTGACGCGATCTGGGTCTCGTCACCAGAGACCGAGGGCGAACTTCGCGCGAACACGCGGCCGGGACGCCGGACGATCTCGGTGACTCTCCTCATCCGCGAGCCGGACGACGCGACCGCCACGAACAAGGCGCTGAGCCCGACCGCTGGGCCGAACCTGCTCACCTGGGGAAGCGCTGGCACGGTCATCTTCGAGCGCGTGACGACGCTCCCCGCGCGCCTGGACGGCTTCGACACGGCTGTTCACGTCACCACGAACTCCGACGATGACAGCTGCCGCGTGAATGCCGGGGTTACGGCCAGTCTCGCGGAGACGTTCACGGCGTGGGTCTACGTGGTCAGCGGCACGGTGCGGCTGGAGCTGTGGACCTCGCTGCCCTCGTTCGTGCAGGCCGGAGCGAACATCACGACCGGTTCGTGGCAGCGGGTAGCGCTGCCCTATACGCCGGGCTCGTCGGATACGTGGTCGTTCCGCGTGGCTCAGAACGGCGCGGGGACCGCGGAGTGGTACGTGACCGGAGTGCAGATCGGTCCGGCCGATCCGTACTTCGATGGCGACACGCCGGGCTGCTACTGGACCGGCACGCGGATGCAGTCCTCCAGCGTTCGGCGAGCGACCGGCGGCGCCCGCTATGTGGGGATCCGTTCCGACATCGAGGACAAGATCGCCAAGCTTGACCGGTACGGCGGGACGCTCCGGCGCACCCTCCCCTCCGGCGACCGGATCACGTTCGACGTCATCCAGGCGCGCGTCGTCGAGTGGCAGGAGGACGTCATCGCCGAGCTTCGGAACATGATCCGCTGCGAGCTGGAGTTCGTCTGTAAGCCGTACGGCCGGGGCGACGAGGTCACGGTCTAAGTGGACGGCGACCGCCTAGCGCTGTCCGTGACCGGCGTCGACGGCCGGACGGTCCGCTGGGGCGGCGACGACCCCGGCGCGGAGATGATCCCCGCGGACCTGGAGTTCGGGACGGCGATGCCGGGCGGTCACAAAGACCTCTCCTGTTCGCTGCTGCGTCGGCTCGGCGGGGATGAGCGCCTGTTCGATCGCGTGCGCGTCTACGGGCCGGGGAACCGGACGGCATGGGACGGGCGCCTCGTCCAGTTCCCGCGCGAGGACCTGCAGCTCAACCCCGGCGCGGTCGGATGGAGCTCGCACCTTAGGGATGATCCGTCGTTCCGGGAGATTTACGTGGATCAGGACAAGGGTCATTGGGGACCACTCAGCGCGGGATATCAGATCGCGCTTTCACCAACATTCAACGCTTCGTACTCGGCAAGGATGTTGGCAGATGAGAGCACAGGGCAACCAGCGTTGCAGGCTACGTTCAACGGTGCGTGGACCACGTATTTCCCGATGTCCGGCGCTAGTTACAGTGGGGGAAATATCCCGCTGGGCAGTATTTATTACGCTTGGAAGCGTGCGGGTCTGACTGGTACCGCAGCGCCATGGACTTGGTCTGTGCATATGGGTACGACCGACACGCTCGCGGTGCTAGATAGCACCGCGAACTTAGCGGCTGCGGGGCCGGGTACGGGTACGCTGACAGCGACAGCCTCGAACAGGTTGTTTGCGGTGGCCTTGTTTTATTACAACGCTGGTGCGACGGGGAGCACTGGCACGGAGTGGTCGTTGAACTGGACTTGTCTCGGCGTTTACGGCACTCACGGCTTGACGAAGCAGGGCACCGCGTCCGCGACGGAGGCGCAGGGCTTTTACGGGCACGATCTCGTTTACAACATCGTGAGCCGCACAGCGCCGCTCCTAACGACCGCTCAAGGCGTTGGGGGAGTGGAGCGCAACACGTCCTTCGTCGTCCCGCAGGCCGCGTTTCTCGAGCCGACCACCGGCGAGCAGGCGCTGATGAGCGTCAATGGATACTTCCTCTGGGAATGGGGCGTCTATGACGACAAGCGGTTCTTCTGGCGCGCATCGGACCCGGATCGGCTCGTCTGGCGAGCCCGCGCCGACCGGGGCGCGCACGTCTCGCTGGAGGGCGAGACGGCCGAAGCGCAGTTCAACGGCGTCCTCGTCAACTACACCGACCCGAGCGGGCAGAAGCGCATCGCCGGACCGCCCGCCGCTTACTGGCAGGGAGGCGTCGCGCGCTGCAACGTCACGAACGCGGTTCTCGTCGACACGACCTCGACGAACAGCGTCAACCGCGCCGGTATCCCGCGCCGCTGGGGCGTCCTGGATCTCGGCCCCGTCACGACCGACACCGGCGCTGTGCAGATCGGCTACGTCTGGCTCGCCGAGCACTCGCTGCCGCAGCGCCGCGGCACGATCACGGTCCAGGGCGCCGTGGAGCACCCGACCGAAGGCATGGTTCCGCCGTGGCGCATCCGAGCTGGGGACGGGATCGTCGTGACCGACCTCGCCGACGACCAGCCGCGGCGGATCATCGAGACGCGCTACTCGCGCGGATCGGACACGCTCACAGCGACGGTCGGGAACCCGGACTACAAGCTCGACGCGATCCTTGAACGGATCGGCGTGCAGCTGACAGGAGTGGCGGGCTGATGCCGGACTTCCAGTTCACGTTCGTCGTCGTGGGCATCAGCCCACAGAAGGCGACCGCGATCCGCGACAGGATCGCCGGGCGACTGCAGGAGGACGAGGAGGTCGTCTTGACAGCCAGCTTCACGCGCACGACGAGCAGCTACCGGGTGATCGGCGTCGACACGGCGACGAGCGAGATTTTCGACGAGAGAGTGGAGGCGGCAGATCGCGCAGCGGCGGAGGGCGCGGTCGTGGGTTCCAGCTCGACGCGCGTCGTAGCGACGGTGCAATCGTGACCACGTTCTCAGAGACCGCGCTCCCCGCGCTGATCTTCTCGGTTCCCGCCACGCACCCGAAGGGCGACGTGCCAGCGCTCGGCCGTCTGACCGTCACCGAAGCGCAAGCCATCGATCAAGCGTGGGTGGCGTACGGCATGGAGACGAACGACGACTACACGCACACCGACAGCACGGGCTCCGGAGCTCTGTTCTACGAAGCAGAGACCCGAACAGCGCTAGGCGGCTCAGCCACGGCCGCGGGACCGTCCGGAGCGTCCGGCGCTGGCTCGAACGTGATGCGCAGCGCCAGCCTTCCCGTCGAGTACATATCGATCCTGTCGACGCAGGCGACGGGTGGCGGCGCGCACCTATCGCACGTCGGCAGCTTCCGCGTCTACGCACGGGTTCAGGCGCCGACCACGAACACCGGCACCGTCACGATCGGCCTGGAGTACGCATCCGGCGACTTCCGCCGGTTCACGCGCAACAGCGTCACCACCATCGATTCGACATGGGAAGGCACCTGGCGCCTCGTTGATCTCGGCATCGTGACGATCGAGAAACTACGGATCGGGACGCAGCGCTGGGAGGGCCGCGTCATCGCTCAGAGCACGATCATCGGAGACAAGATCGACGTCGACTGCCTGATGTTCTTCCCGACGATGACGTCCGGCGTCGCGAGCGCCGTGCTCCAGATCCCGGCGCTCGCGTCCGTCACGGCGCGCGACGACTTCGCGCAGACCGCGGGTGCTCTGACCGGCAAGACGCTGCCGGTCGGCGGTACGTGGGTCGGAGCTGGTGATCTCGACGACTTCAACGTCACGGGCAGCGGCACCGTGCAGCGCACTGTTGGCTCGGATGCGAGCAACTCCGCCGGGCGGTTTGCGATCGCGGGCACGTCGGTCCTGACCAGCAGCTTCGCTGCGTTCGACATCGGCAGTACGGTCAGCGGGCAGCAGGCGACGCGGATGGGGATCATCCTGCGATACACGGATACGAGCAACTATCTGTTCGTCGGCTCGGACGCCACGTCGACCTTCAGGATCATTAAGGTGGTGGCCGGGACGCCGACGACCATCGCCTCGGTAAACCTCGTCGACGTCTTCGCGGATCTGGTTGTGGCGCTGCTGGCTCTCATAGCTGGTGGCTCGGTGTCGGCGTGGGTCGACGCAAACGGGCGCGTCGTGGGGCGCCTGGACTTCACGAACGCGGGCTATTCGCAGGTCGCGCTCGCCGGTGCGTACGACTCGGCGCTGGCGACCGGCGGGGCACTCGCGTCCGGCAAGGTCGGCTTCTATGACGCCTTCAGCGGCGGCGCTACGCCCACGCGGACGTACGACAACTTCATCGCCGCGCCATACACGGCGGACGCCGCGATGTTCGCGTCCCAGTCGATGGAGTTCCGGCACGACGGCGTGGTACGCGAGGACTCGGCTGGGGTGATCTGGCCGAGCGTCTCGCTGTTCGAGGGCGACATGCTCCGCGTGCCCGTGACCGGACGCGAGGGCCGATCCGTACGCTTCATCGTCAAGGGGAGCCGGAACGTCCCGCCGCTGATGCCCGATCCGGCGATCGATGACATCTCGGCGACGCTCGCCGTGACGCCACGCTTTCTGAGCGTGCCAGCGCCTGCGTGATGGTGGCGCAGACGCGAGCCTGCGTGTGGTCGCTGCGCGGCGCGTAACCGTAGGCGTCTTCCCACCCGCCACCACTGGGCCTCATGCCGAGACGGCAGGTTGCGTAGGCGTCCGCGAACCGCTCGCTCGGGCAGGAGGATCCGTCGCCACAGGCAACGCCCGTCAGCTGCTGCCACACGCCGTGAGCGCCGAGGAGCGGAGTCAGTTCGGAGCGCTCGGCGTCGTCGAGGAGCTGACTGTCGGCCAGGTGCCCTAGTTCGTGCTGGCGCGCGAACCGGTCTGTGGGGTCGTCGAGGTAGATGATCGCGCTCGCCGTATCGGCGCACGTCCCGCCGATGTCAGGACAGGGCGCGTAGACGACGTGGACGCGCGACGGGCTCGGCACGCCTTGGAACGCCTTCGCTTGAGCGAGCGCCGGGAAGGCGAGGAGTGCGGCGATCATGAGGGCGAGGCTGGTGGCTTTCATGGGCTCAGTATGCCTACACGTCTAGGCAATATCAAGCGGGCAAACTCCCGCCCGCGTAGACTTGACCGGTAATGGTCCAACGAACGGCTCACCGCTCGGGACAAGCGGCAGGAGCCAGCCGCGCTACTAGAGAGCGCCCCCAGCATCCATCCGTACGAGGGACGGATGCCGGGGACTTCACGACCATCCACAGGAGTAGGCCGTGCCGTACCACCGTAGACCGCGGACCTTGGCAAAACCTTGAGCCGACTCCGCATCTGGACCGCCACGACCGTTGTCGTGGTCTGGGTCTTCATCATCATCTACGCGACCGTGTTCGATCCGGACGCGATCGGGACTGCACAGCTGGTCACGCCGATCATGCTCGCCGTCTCGGCATGGCTCTATGCCGAGGAATGGGCCAGGCGTTCTAAGGACGAGCCGAAGTGAACGGCCACGAAGTCGCGCTGTGGGCCGGGGTCGCCGCGTTCTTCGGGAGCCTGCTCGCCATCGGCGCGATCGACCTGCTCAACCTCAGCGGCATCGTCGAATTCCTGACGTCGCTGCTCGTCGCCGCGATCACCGCTGGCGCCGTCTACTCCAAGCAGCGCCTCGATGACGCCAAGTCCATCCGGAAGGAATCATGAGAACCGAGCCGAACGTCGTCATCCGCGAGAACGTCTGCAACCAGTCGGCCCGCGGCGGCGCGGACCTCCGGCTGATCGTCGTCCACTCGACGGAGAGCCTCAACGTCCCGGACTCCGCGCGCGACCTTCGCGGGATCGCGAACTGGTTCGATGATCCGTCCTCGCAGGCCTCCTCGCACGTCGTAACCGACGCGGACGGTCAGAGCGCGCGCCTCGTCCCGGACGACCGCAAGGCGTGGACGCAGGCGTTCTATAACCCGTGGTGCCTGTCGATCGAGCAGATCGGCCGAGCCGCAGCCGGACACTGGGCGGACGCCGAGGTCGAGGAGTCCGCGCGCTGGATCGCGATGTGGAACGAGCGTCACGGGATCCCGATCCGCAAGGGCGCCGTCACGCGGGACGGGAGGATCACGCGCTCGGGCGTGATCCGGCACTCCGAGCTCGGGAGCCTCGGTGGCGGGCACGCCGATCCCGGCGCGGACTTCCCGCTCGCCGAGTGCCTGCGGATCGCCCGGCGGATCGCCCGGCGCTGATGTCGCAACGTCCGGGTGCCCGCGCCCTTGACCGGTGAGGGGATCGGTCGTAGGGTGATGCGCCATGCAGCAGACTTCATCACGGAGGCTGACGGTCACGCTCCCCGCCGAACTCGCCGAGAAGATCCGGCAACTCGCCGTCGCGGAGCATCGAAGCATGGACGCGCAGATGCGGTGGATGCTCGCCGAGCACGTCAGGCAGGAGGAGGTCGCTACCCCATGATCGTCGCTGGCCTTCTCTATCTGGGCCTTGCCGGGCTCCTCTGGGCGCTCTGCCGGGCCGCAAGCGGAGCGCCTTCTGGCGCAGCTGGGCGCGGCAGCGAGCCGTCGTGTCCTTCCGGGCATCAATGCGACCTCACGGTCCTTGGCCAGGATGGCCTGACCGTGGGGTCCGATGTCCCGTACTGGGATCAGGTGTCCTGTCCGATCTGCGCCGGGCACGACCTCGACGACTGCCTATTCTGCCGCGGCAGTCGTGTTGTGCTGGTCTACGAACTGAATGACGCCCGGCCGTAGGAGCCGAGCGCCATTCCCGAGCATTATTGGAGGTCGAACTGCTTGTGTTCAACGTAAAGGTACAACAGGGCTCGTCGCGATGACGAACCTTCCACAGACTCAAAGCCAGGCTTTGAGCACGGCCACGCTCTCGTCTGAGCAGGTGGCGCTCGTCAAGCGGCAGCTCATGTCCGCGCGACGCGAGCCGACCGACGACGAACTCGCGCTGTTCGTCTACCAGTGCGAGCGCACCGGGCTCGACCCATTCGCGCGCCAGATTTACGCGATCTACCGGTGGGACTCGCGCGCCCGTGACGAGAAGATGAATGTCCAGGCGTCGATCGATGGGCTGCGGCTCGTCGCCGATCGGACCGGCAAGTACGCGCCGGGCGCGTCGGAATGGTGCGGCAGCGATGGCGCGTGGCGCGACGTGTGGCTGGAGAAGGACCCGCCCGCGGCGGCGCGCGTGACGGTCCGCAAGATGATCGGAACGGTGCTGGTCGACTTCGCGGTCCCCGCGCTCTGGTCGGAGTACGCGCCGTACAAGGATGGGAAGCTGACGGGACTCTGGGGCAAGATGCCTGCGCTTATGATCGCGAAGTGCTCCGAGGCGCTCGGCCTACGGCGCGCGTTCCCGAACGAGACGTCCGGCCTCTACACGGCGGAGGAGATGGCGCAGGCCGACGTCGAGGCGGTCGTGGTGGAGGACATCAAGACGGCTTTCCAGGCGACGGAGGAGCCGGTGGTGCCGAAGCGCAAGGCGCCTGCGCCGAGCCCGACGCAGGGGGAGGCGACGCCGAGGCCCGGACCGATCCAGCCGCCGGAGCCGGAGGCTGGGGTTCCGCCCGTGGAGGCTGCCATCGACCGGTTGCAGGCCCGCACCGAGCCGACGCTGACCAGCGACGAGATCCACGACGAGATGGCTGCGGAGGACGCTCGCATCGGCGAGGACGCGCTCGCCAAACTCCGCGCTCTCTTGGAGAAGATCGAGGCGCCGGAGGCGTCCTGGCGAATGGCGCTGGTGGCCTACAAGGCGAGCGAGCTCGACGAGCTCACGGTCGGGCAGGCCCGAGAGGTCGCGCGCCGGATGCTCGACCGCTTCGGGTCCAAGGCTTCGTGATGGCCTACGTTGAGATGGTCGATCCCCAGAGCGCGATTCTGGGCGAGATCGCCGATGCGCGCATGACACGCGACGACGTGGCGCTGACCTATGCCTTCGCCATCCGCCAGCAGGCCGAGATGGACTTCGCGCTTGTGAACCGCGCGATTGTGGAGCGTTGGTCGCTCGCGGCGCTGAAGTACATCAAGACGAAGGCATGGGCGCTGGTTGAGGGCAAGGCGACGCCATGACCGACATCGCGGAGGAGACGCGCCTGGAGCGCGTCATCGAAGGCGTCGGCACGATCGAGTTCATCGAGACGGAGAAGTCCCGCGCCTACTGGTTCCTCGCCGAAGGTGGGCAGCGCCGCGTCCGGCTCCCGTCCGTCACCGGCGTCCTGTCGGAGGCGTGGCCGACGAGCACGCAGATGCAGAACTGGCTCAAGCGCGAGGGCCTGAACGCCGACGCCGTTCGTGACGCTGGCGCCGATCGTGGCAAGGCGATCCACAAGTTCGTCGAGCGCTACATGCAGGACGGCGACCTGCTGCCGTTCAGCGAGTTCCCGGAGCAGTACCTACCGTACTTCGAGGGCATCGCGCGGTTCCTCTGGGACCACGACCCGAAGCCGATCGCCGTGGAGCGCCTGATCGTCCACCCGGAACTCCGCTACGCCGGGCGGCTCGACCTGATCGCGGCGATGAACGACATCCCGACGCTGATGGACTTCAAGACGTCGGCGAGCGGGCGCGTCTACTCGCGCGCGCACGTCCAGGGCGCGGGCTACCGGATGGCTGACGAGCGCTCGGGGGGTGATCCGATCGAGCGCATCGCCATCGTCGGCATCGGCGAGGACGGCGAGTACCGGATCTCCGAGACGCCCTTGGAGGAGGCCGAGAAGACCTGGAAGCTGGTCTTGAAGTTCTACCGGCAGCTCCAATCACTTGAGAAGGCGATCGCATGAGCCCGACTCTTGAGCAGAGGCGGCGCTCGCTGCAGATCGCGAACGAACGACGGATGAGAACGGCGGCGATGAAGCGCGACATCCTCGCTGGCCACCTAGTGCTCGCCGATGCCGTGTTCGACGATCGCGCCGACACGCTGATGGTCGGCGACTTCCTGGAACTCGCGCCCGGCTGGGGTCCGACGAGCGCTCGCAAGGTCCTCGGGGATCTCGCCGCGGCGACCGCTGGGACGCATGAGATCAAGCTGTGGCCGTGGGCGAGAATGGCCGATCTGTCGCCTCGCCAGCGCAAGGCGCTACACCTATATCTGGCGTCGTGCGGGTGGCGCGGTCTGGTCGCGCACGACGGCCGGAGGCTGGAGATCGTCGGCCCCGAATTCAAGGCGAAGCCGCAGAACGGCGAGTTCGCCGCGGTCCGAGTGGTGGTCGACTGGATCCGGAAGGAGTTCCCGAATTGCAGCATCTGCGACATCGAGCGTCAGCTCGGGCTGAACGACGGAACGGTTCGGCGCTGGTTCCGCGAGGAGGACAAGGAGGTCCTGATGACGTCGATGGACAAGGCGCTAACCCACATCGGGCGCCCGGACCTGCTGAACCAGCTGTTCCCGCTCACATGAGCCCGCTATCGGATCAAAGCGAGCCTGTCGTGTGGGTGGCCTCGACGGCGCGCGAGAACTGGATGACCGTCCGTGTTAGCCCCGTCACGGGCAGGGCGGAAATACTTGACAGCGCCGAGAAGCGCAGGCTCGCTTCTGACGAGGGGGAGGCCATGCCATGAGTACGGAACATGCGCCACCCGCCGACGAGTGCATCCGCTTCGAGGACAGCATCTATGTTCGCGAATCCGTGTTCCCCGCACACTGGCTCGACACGGCAACCCGAGTCGTCCGCGCCGACGAAGTTGAGCGACTGCGGCAATTCGCATTCGGTGATGCACCCGAATGGGAGAAGGCCAACGCCACGCTCAAGCACCGGGTACGGGAACTGGAAGCGAGACTCGCTTTTGACGAGGACCGCGATGACTGAAGCGCTCACCTTCGAGGAGGCCGAGCAACGCCTCGACGACGCGCGCAAGGCAATCGTCGACCGCGAGAACGAATGCGCCGAATGGGTCGCGCTCGCCGCGGACGCCGAAGCCGTCTACCGGGAGCGTCTCGCCGCGCGGTTCTCGATCCACCGGCGCGGCGGCGCGAGCGTTCAGGAGTCGGAGACGCAGGCTCGGAGGGATGTGGTCCAGCATTCGCGTGAGCGCGATCACGCGGCCGGGATGCTGAAGCTCGCGCACGAGCGCGTCGAGAACGCGCGGGATGACCGGAGGTCGCTATGGCGGCTGATCGAGTGGAGCCAGAAGGTCGCTACGGCACAGGGACGCGAGTGATGCTGATAGCCAACCCGGCTCGAAAGGGGACCGTCCGCTACGAGCGCTCTGGCTTCGTGCTCGTCCGCTGGGATCTCGGCGGCGAGCTCCTCGTTTGGGGCGCTGACCTCGCCCGTGAATAGTCGAGCCAAGGGCGCTCGCGGAGAGCGCCTGTTCATCGCGACCCATCTCGCGCCGTACTGGCCGGAGGCCAAGCGCAACCTCGACCAGTTCGGCGATGACAAGCGCGACGTCGTCAAGGTCGCCGGGATCCACTGGCAGATCAAGTTTCAGGAGCGCCTGAACATCTGGATGGCGCTGGAGCAGGCGCGCACGGAGGCGGCGCCCACGGAGTTGCCGATCGTGGCGTTCAAGCGCTCGCGGACCGGATGGTTCTGCGCGCTGGATGCGGACAAGCTGATCGGGCTGATCGCCTGGAGGGAATATGACCGCTGAGCGTTGCGCCGACTGTGGGCGCACCGATCGCGAGCTGAACTGGGCCGACGTCGCGGGCGGCATTCGGCTCTGCCACGGCTGTTATATGAAGGTCGCGCCCGACCTCGAACCGAACGGCGTGAGCCCCGCGATCCTTCCGAAGCGCAAGGAGCCGCCGGGACGCAGGACGCTCCTTACGGTGGCAGAACGGATCCGTTCCGAGCGGGTCCGGTGGCTCTCGCGCGGGCGCATCCCGCTGCGTGGCCTCACATTCTGCGCCGGGCAGAAGGGGCTCGGGAAGTCGATCTGGACGAACGCGCACATCGTGGCGTCGCTCACGCGCGGCACGCTCCCCGGCGAGATGGAGGGCACGCCCGCCGATGTGCTGGTCCTGACCGCCGAGGATGACTGGCGCTCGGTGGTCAAGCCGCGGCTGCAGGCGTACGGTGCGGACCTGGAGCGTGTCTATCGCGTCGAAGTCCACGACGAGCACGGGCCGAGCCTGTTCACGCTCCCCGATGACGTCCCGATCCTGGAGAAGGCGATCAGGGATCTCCGGGCGACCGGCCGGAAGATGCCGCTGCTCGTCATCGACCCGATCGGGGCGTTCGTCCCGTCCGGCGCGAACACGCACGCCGACGCGCCCGTCCGGAGGATCCTCGCGCCGCTGGCGCAGCTGGCCGACGAGCTGAACCTTGCCGTCCTGATCGTCGCGCACCTGAATAAGGATGAGGCGGCGAAGCTGATCAACCGGATCACCGGCGCCGGGGCGTTCGTGAACGCCGCGCGCTCCGTGCTGATGTTCGTCCGCGACCCGGAGGACCCGGACGGCGAGCAGGGGATGCAGCGCCTCATCCTGCACGCCGCCTGCAACTGGGGCGCGTACGCGCCGACGCTCGCCGCGCACGTCGAGGGCCGCGAGATCGACACCGACGACGGCGACATTACGTCCGTGGGCTACCTCATCATCGACGGGGAGTCGCCCCTGACGGTCGATGACGTGCAGGGGAGTACTGGACCACCAGAGCACGCGAACGACACGGAGGAGGCGATTCTGGCGTTCCTGGAGGACGGTCCTCGCCCGAGCATTGACGTCAAGGTGGCGGTCACGGCGAAACTCGAATGTTCGCGCAAGACGGTGCAGCGCGCGGCGGTCCGTTTGAGCGAACAGGGGGAGATCGAAATCCAGTCGGGCGGCTTCCCGCGACGGACGACGTGGAAATTAGTGATGTCCGCACTAGAGACACCCCAGGAAGGACATTCCCTACCACTCCCAAGTGTCCTTACTGCTAAGAATGGCTCTACGCCGTCGATAGAGTCCTCACTGGAGGGCCAGTCAGGACACGGGACAGGCATAGAGAAGGGGTGTCCCGACACAAACCTAAGCGACGAGTTCGACGACATGATCGCGAGCCTCTCCGATAGGGTCCGGGGCATGTCCGAGACTCCCGTAGCCGAACCCGAAGACCAGCCCGAAGCCGAGCCCGAAGTGGAGCCCGCGCCCGAAGCCGACCCCACCGCGACCGACCCGGAGGAACAGTCCGAGTCGGACCCAGACGAGGACTGAGCACCCGCGGCATCCTGCTCGTCTGCATCACCTGCATCCTGATCATCGAGCTGATCGTCATCGTCACCTTGACGAAGGCATGACCGGGGGACCACGTAACGTCTCTTGAGTGGTGCGAAGGGTCGTCCTCGCAACGCTCGTTATTCTGCTAGCAGCGGCGGGCGTAGCCATCGCGTACGACCCTGGCGACCGAGTCAAGGTCGACGGCCGGGACGGCACCGTCCTCTCGACATGGACGGAGGGCGGGCAGGAGCATCTCGTCGTGGCGCTCGACGCGACCGCCACTCCGACGCCGAGCCCGGAACCGACCCCTACGGCCACTCCGGAGCCGACGCCGACCGCGACTCCGGAGCCCACTCCGACGCCGGAGCCGAGCGGAGACTGCCTCGCCTCCGAGAACTGCTACCCGAAGCCTGCCAACTCGGGTCCGGGCGCGACCGGCGTGCCCCCCTTCCACGCTCCAGCCGCCGGCTGCACAGCGAATCCCGCGAGCGGGACGGTCCTTACGGACTGCCTGTTCACCGGGATCGTGGACATCACCACGACCGGCAGCGGCGCGACCTACCGGTTCTCGGAGTTCCGCGGCCAGATCCGGCACCGCGGCACGGGCACGCTGACCGTCGAGCTCTCGACCTTCGGACCGACCTCCGGGTGCAATAACGACGACAACGCTTTCACCGGCTCGAACTACACGGTCCGGAACTCCCGCTTCAACAGCCACTTGCACGAAGGGCCTCGCGACGCCGGAAGCAACATCCTGATCGAGGAGAACTTCATCGGGCCGATCTGCTCCGGGCCTGGCGACCACGCGGACGGCATCCAGGGCTACGGCGGCGGAACCAACGTCCTCGTCCGGCACAACACGATCGACATGCGCACCGCGCAGGACGTCACCAGCGCGATCTTCATGGCCGACAGCTCGGAGTCCGCGCGCGTGGAGGACAACCTCGTCATGGGCGGCGGCTACACGATCCGCCTGCACGACGACTTCACGCCCGACCACGGGCCGTGGACGCTGATCCGCAACCGGCTCGTCGATGGCGCCTGGACCTACGGGCCGATGAATAACGCGCTCACGACGTTCACGAGCCAGACGTGCGTCGACAACCGAGCCGTCACGATCGACGGCGCTTACGAGATCACCAGTAGTGGCCGTATCATCGGCTGCTAATGGCGGTTCTGCTCGGCTCAAGTGGCGCAGGGGTTGACTCCGCCAACTCCAACCTGACCGGTACGGCGTTCGGCGTTCGGCTCCAAGCGCTCGCCAGCGGCACCGTCACGACGATCGCGGTCAAGAGCACCGATCCTCCGGTCGTCCAGAACCACGCGGCGCTCTACGCCGACAACGCCGGGCAGCTGACGGGCGCGACTCGCCTGTCCGGGGACATCACACTCCCGGCGCTGACCGCCGGCTGGCACATCTACACGGTCTCTCCCGGCGTGGCCGTGGTCTCCGGGACGTTCTACTGGCTGGAGTTCCTCAACACGCTTTCGAGCTACAGCTACACCGACAATGCGGCGTCAGGCGGCACGACCCGGGACACAACGGGTCAGACGATCGAGCAGGCGACGCACGCGACGACGAGCTCAAGCTTCACGAACCGCTTCAACGCCTACGCGGACGGGACGCTCGCCTCCGCGTCTGGAGCGGCCACGCCGACGTTCAACCAGATCCCGTTCATAGCGCCGGTGGTGCCAGGAGGCTAATCATGGCTAGGCAGTATCTACAGGACGGCGGGTTCCTTGAGCCCGCGATCTCCGACCCGCTCGCCGCGAACACGGCCACGACCGCGGTCGGGATCTACAACTCGACCCGGTACGCGCTGATCCCCGCCTACGATTCCCGGCCGGGGAAGAAGTACATCCTTGAAGCGGGCGGGCTGATCACCACGGGCGCCACGGGCGCGCTGACGATCAGCCCGACGATCTCCACGACGAACGCGGCGGGCACCACGCTCGGCGCGTCGATCGCGCAGACCGTCCCCGCGACATCACTGTCCGGGCCGTGGTATCTGCGCATGATCCTGATCTGCCGGACGACCGGCGACCCCGGCGGCACGAACTCTACGATGATGGGCTGGGGAGCCTTCATCAGCGGTGGCGTCGCCGCCACCGCGAACTCCGGGCTCCAGGTGACGTTCGGAGGAACGTCAGCTGCTTACGACCACTCGGTCGCACAGTCGATCTGGATCAGCAAGACGCTCAGCGTCGCCGGGTCCTGGACGACGCAGTACGCGGATCTCAGCGCCGAGAACTAAACGATGTTCCAGCCCGGTCCGGGGCCGTGGATCAGCCCTCCGCCGACGCAGGGCATCATCCCCGCGGAGCCCGGCGGGACGATCTTCCCGCAGGACCTGACGGCTGACGTCTCCGTCACCACGACGGCGACCATCACGAATCAGGTCGGCAAGGCGCTCACGGCCAACGCGACCTCGACGGCGACCATCGTCCGTCAGATCGCGAAGGCGCTCACGGTCGCGCTGCCCGTAGCGACCGCGACGCTCGTCAAGCGCGCGCTGAAGCCACTGACGGCGAACGCCACCAGCACGGCGAGCCTGCTGGCGCAGAAAGTCATCCTGCTGACGCTCACGGCGACGGTCACGACCCTCGCGAGCATCGTCAAGCGGGTCGGCAAGCCGCTCACCGTCACGCTGGCCGCAGCCACCGCGAGCATCGTCAAGCGGGTCGGCAAGCCGCTCACAGCGAACGCCACGAGCACCGCGACGCTGACGGCCATCAAGGTCATCCTCCGGGCGCTCACGGCCAACGCGACCAGCACCGCCACGATGGTCCGGCAGATCGGCAAGCGCCTCACGGTCACGTTGCCAGCGGCCACCGCGACGTTCGTCAAACAGGTCGCGAAAGCGCTGACGGTCACGCTGCCGGCGGCGACCGCCACCATCACGAAGCGGATCGCCAAGACGCTCATCTCGACCGTGACGAGCATCGCCTCGCTCGCGGCCGACAAGACCACCGGCGCGGCGACGTTCCCGCAGGCGCTCACGGCGACCGTCACGACCACCGTCACGATCGTCCGTCAGATCCCGCGAGCTCTGGCCGTCACGCTGCCCGCAGTCACCGCGAGCGTCGTCAAGCAGGCCTCCAAGCGCCTTACGGTCGCGCTGCCCGCAGCGACCGCGACCCTTGGGAGCATCAAGGGCATCGCGCGGGTCCTGACCGCGACCGTGACCTCCACGGCGACGATGACGCGCCGAGCTGGACTCGCCGTCGTCACGACCGTCACGACCACGGCGAGTGTCGTCAAGCAGGTCCCTAAGCGGCTCACGGCGACCACCGTGACCTCGACGGCCACGCTTTCGGCGCTCCGGGTGTTCCTCCGGACCCTGACGGCCACTGTGACGTCGATCGCGACCGTCCGGCGCCAGGTCGGCAAGCCGGTCACGGCCGGTGTCCAGCTCACCGGATCCATCACGAAGCGGATCGCCAAGGCGCTCATCGGCACGGTCACGACCACCGTCGACTTCGTCGCCTCGTTCTTCGGGATGCCGACCGAGGACCCGTATCCGGAGCGCGTCGAGGGCCATGACCCATCGCATAGCGTCCTCCACTCCGAATCGGGGCTGGCTTACACTGAGAGCAGTAACGGCGCGCACTCCGAGCACGCCGGGATCGAATATCGCGAGAAGCAGAGGGTCTGAATGGATCAGGACGCGAAGGGCGGCCTCCGGGAGGCCTCGATAGAGGCGGTCGTCATTCGCGCTGACGGATCGCGCGAGAACCTCGGCGTCGTGAGCTACTACCACAAGAACCCGCTCAAGCGCGCGATGTTCGCGGTCAAGCGGAAGCTAAAGGAGCGCAAGCATGGCGACGTTCGTCGTTGACGGCGGTCTCGCGATCGTCACGAACCGCCTCAAGGGCGCCGGGACCGAGCCGCTGAACGTCGGCTGGGGCACCGGCGCCGGAACCACGGCCAGGACCGATTCGACGCTGTTCACGGAGGCGCTCGTCACGCTCGCCGCGGGCAGCACCGACCACACGGCCGGGACCTCCACGCAGCAGACGACCACGACGACCTCGGACACGTATCAGGTCATCGCCACCCGGACGGCCACGGGCGCGGGCACCGTCACGAACGCCGGGCTCTGGGACGCCGCGTCCGGAGGGAACCTGTTCCTCAAGGGCGACTTCACGGGGATCGGCCTCGCGTCCGGCGACTCGATCCTGTTCACGATCAAGGCGATCTTCGACAACTAAGAGCCGTGAGCGTCATCCCGGAATACGTGGTCGGCTCAGACCTCCCGGATCTCGCGATCACCTGGCGAGACAGCGCCGGGGCTCTGATCGACTACTCCAGTGGCTACACGTTCAGCCTGCGGGTCGGTCATGCCGGTTCAGCGGCGAGCCTGACGAAGTCCGCGGGGATCTCGGGCGCCGCGAGCGCCCCGAACGTCACGGTGGCCTGGGCGACCACTGGGGAGCTCAACACGTTGCCGATCGGCGCGTATGACGCGCAGCTCGTCGCCACGCGCGTCTCTGACTCCAAGCAGCGGATCTTCGGGTTCGGGCTGCGGATGCGCCCCGCGATCAGCTAACCGCAGACGGGCCAGGCGCCCCACCCCTGGATCCAGGACAGCCGAACGCCTCTGTACTTCTGTTCCAGCGGCGTGGCCCAATGCGGCATTCCGTAGCCACCCGCGGCGCGCCAGCTGGATAGCGTGAACTGCAGTCCGCCGTAGAAGCCGTTCCCGGTGGCGATGTGCCAGCGTTGACGGGACTCGCACCACGCGATGGCGTTCAGGTGCGCATCATGGGGCGCGACGATCCGAGCCCACCGGCGGGTCGTCTTACGGTGCGCTCTGGCCTGGACGCGCCTGACGCAGGCTTTCGTGTTGCAGCCCGGATACTGAACGGCTGGTTGCGGCGCCATCACGGCGAGCGTGGCGAGCAGAACCGACATGGACCCTCCCCGTTCGGAAGCGTGGCATCCTAACGCCCTAAGCGCTCCCGTCAGGCGCTCCCGTAACCTTCAATTCATGCCGATCCTCACAGCTCCCCTGAAGGGTGCTGCGGCCGGGACGTTGTCCGGTGCCGGACGAGCATGAGACCCGGCACCTTCGCCTTCTCTGCACAGAGCAGGTCGACTGCATGTCTCCCGACGTCCTTCGCTGCGAGCTGGAAGAAGCCTTCAGCATCGGGCTCCAAGACGGCAGGGCGCACGCCGAGGACGGAGTGGCCGATCACGCCGACTATGACCGCGACCTTCGAGCCGCGTATGAACGAGGCTGGCGCGTGGGGTGCGCGGACCCGATGGTCGTGACATGACCCGCATGTGCGCCGCGCCCACCTGCCCGAACCCCGCCGTGTACCGAGGCCGGTGCGCCACCCACCAGCGAGAGCACAACAGGCGCACGCACCGGCACCGGGAGGTCTACAACTCCAAGAAGTGGCGCATCACCCGTGACCGGTTCCTGTTCTGGAACCCGATCTGCGAATGCGGGCAGATCGCCACCGACGTCCACCACCACGTCGACCTCGACGACGGTGGTGATCCGTGGGACGAGGCGAACCTCAGAGCCCTATGCCACCCATGCCACAGCACAGAGACCAGAAGGCGGCAGACCGCATGACCATCGAACGCCTACTCGTCATCGTCGTGCTCGTCATCCTCATCCTCGTCCTCGTCGGTTACATCCGATGACCATCCATCTCAACCCCGAGACAGCACGACGCATCGGCGGCGCATGTTCACGATGCGGCGAGGTCGATCCCCACACGGACATATGCAGTCGATGCAAGGCAACCTTCGAGGAGGACCATGCTCTGCCCCAACTGCGGCGACAAGATGAACGAGATCCCCGAAGCCGACCCCGTCCTCATGCGCTGCCCGAGCTGCATGACCACGCTCCCGAAGCCGAAGGCCAAGCCGAAGAAGTGACGGCAGGGGGAGGGTCGCAAAACGAAACGCGCGAACGCAAAGACCGCCGGGTGTTCCCTCTCTCAGATCGGAA